TGTTCGACGCACTTCCCGTATAGAGCATCACGTTCGCCATCTGGTTTTTGACCGAGGTAGCGAGCGTCTTCCCGCACTGGATGTAGTCGTACTGCACCGAGCCATACGACCCGCGCAGAGTCTGTTGTGTCGTTGGCCTGCCCTCGACACGTTGCACAACTCGGGCGATTCGTTGGGCAGATTCCTTCGTGAACTTTACGCCCATCAGTTGATCCCCGGCAGCACAGAGAACGAGCGAGCGTAGTAGACCGAGAACTGGCGGAAGCGTGCTGTGTTCGGGCCGGGGTTGTTCAGCTTGTCGCCGCTGAGATTCAGCAACACAGGCGATGTGACGGGGCGGGGCGGATTGCTCACGTCCATGATGTGTTCAAGGGCAATCACCGTCTGGCCGTTGACGGTCTTCTCCACCTTTCGCCGCGTGCCTTGATCGAGCACCCGGAACGGTTCCCACTTCTCCCGTCTGAATTCGAGCGTGTAACTGAACTCGTAGTAGAGGTACTCCTTCTCAATCTTGAGCTCACTGATTGAGATGTCCTGAATCTTCGCGGTGTATTGCTCGACGGGAATCCCGCTGATCGAGAACGAGTTGTTGTTGATCGCGTCAGCGTAATCAAGGATGTAGGTCGGCACCGTCGCCACGTTCTTCGAGATGGTCGCAGTCCACCGCGAACGGTCCACCTCGACGGGAGGATCAAACCAGTCGCCCGCACTGTTGAGCAACGCCCGCCCGTCGATGTCCTCGGAGATCGCCTGCCGGTATTGGTTCGACCTCCACTGAATCTTCGCGGGCCGGTTCAGCGGGTTCTCTTCGCTCTCCCCGTCCTCGATGGGTGCCGACGAATACGACGCCTCAATAGTCCACGACCGGGGCGCACCTGTGTCCTGGCGAACGCGAACCGACCGGCAGAGATGGCCAGGCAGGAACGGGTGAGGCGAGATGTAGGGCAATGGCAAGAGCCCGATATCGAGCCCGTATTGGTAGACGGTCTGCGATGTGTCCAGGTTGTTGTTGGTCACCGCCAACCATGTGAGGGAAGATGTGGAGTCACGCGGACGCTGGTACTCCAGTTCCTGCCCGGGCCGCAGCCCCATCTTGATCACGGCCATCAGGGGATCTCCACAACTTCGTCTGAGTCTGCCAGTTGGCGGATCGCGTCCACCTGCTCACGCTGTAACTCGACCTGCTCTTCGGTCAGCCGCAGCATCTGCTTTTGGTCACTGTCCCGCCGCATCGCCCCGAGGATCGCCGCCAATGCTTCGCCAGATCCCGCCTGCAATGCTGCCGGGCCACCGGTGTCCTTGGCGGTCTGCGTGGCTTCTTCAACGTCGCTCACAATCTCTGCCGCCTGAGTCTTGAGACCTTGCACAGCAGGGGTAGCCGCCGCTTCCACAGCCGGGCCAATCGCCCCGCCGAACTGCTCCATCAATCCCTCTCGCAGTTCACTCGCCCTGGCCTGAAGCTCTTGTTCAACTGCTGACGGCACGCGGGCCGCGATCTCTGGCAATGCCCCGATGGTGTTCTCTGCCCCGTCCAGCAGGGGAGTCCATGCCATCTCCAAAGCCTCGGTCCCCCCGCTCGCGATGTAGTTCCAGATGCCATCCATCGCCGACGCGATGTTTGACCCCATGTTCTGAAACGCGGTGCCGACGAAGTTTACCGCCGTCGTCCAGACGTCCTGCCAGTTGTCGAGGAACCAATTGAAGTACGCGGGAACCTCAACCATGAAGAACTGCTGAGTCGCTCCGGCCATCTGCCGCAGTGCCAGTTCGATCTCCAACATCGCCACTTCGCCGATGGTCCCGATGTTGGCAATCGCGGTCGCTACGACCATGAACGCATCGCGCACGAACATGATCGCCGGGCCGACGTTATCGGTAAGAACAGAAGTCAGCGTGGCGAATGCTCCTTGAATCGCCTCGGTGTTTCTCTGGAACATCCCAAGCACCTCGACGGCAATCGTCTGGAGCGTCGGCATCAACGCACCGCCGAGCATCTCCATGATGTCGCCGATGACGTTGCCCAAGATGGTGAACGGGTCAGCGACCGCACGAGCAGCCCCGCCGAACTCGTTCTGCAACTCTTGCAGGATGATCGCCTGAGCCCCAGCCAGGTCGCCGCTTTTCTGAAGCTGCTTGATCTGCTGTTGTTGCTCTTCGCTGAACGAGACCCCGACCTTACGCAGTGCGGTTACGCCACGAACAGGATCATTGAGAGCCTTGCCTACCTGCACGATGGACGCGTTGAGGTCTTGCCCCATCACCGCCGACAGGTCTTGTGCAGCGACAATCGCCGACTGGAAGGTGTCGCCCTTGATCTGCGTGAACGTGGCGAGGAGTGCCGCCGCGTTGATTGTCGCGTCGTCCTCGAAGTTCGTGACCAACTGGAGGTCACCCGCCATCTTGCGGATCTCTTCGCCGCTGACACCTGCTGCGCCACCAGTCGCCGCAAGTACCGCGTCGAGTTTCTTCCCTGCCTTCTCGCTCTCGCGGAACGCCGACAGTGACCCGCTCACGGCATTGGTCACAGTTCGCACGCCCGCCGCCAAGACGTGGAATTGAACCATCCCCCCGAAGACGCCAGCCTTGACGTTCTTGGCCTGCATCTTGTTGATCTGGGCAGCGGTCTTCTCTTGCACCGCCCTGATCTTCGCCGATGCCACGCGGGTGTCGTTGTACGACTTGGCGAACGCGCTCCCGAGGGTGCCCGTTGCCCGAGCAACTCCCGCAGTCAGTGAGCCCATCGACCGAATGATTGATGCCGAGGCACTGCCCGCGTTGCTTGCCATCGAGCCCATCGCGTTCCCGATGCCTGATGCAGCCGAGCCGACAGCCTTGCCGGTGGACTCAATGACAGACCCCACCGCACTCATCGCGGTAAAGAAGCCGGTCGCGTTCGCCGAGATGTTGGCGACAAGATTCCCGATCACCGCCATCAGTCAGTCCTCAATCGAGACATGCCGCGAGCCACTTCATCGGGAGTCATCGCCTTCGCCTTGGGTGCATTCGCCGGACTCATCGCCGCGAGTAGCTTACCGGTATCCACCTTCGCCCCCATCGATGACGCAATCACCGATGCCGACACAGCCGTCCGCCGATCCTCGCGGGACTCGCCGAATCCTTCGAGTTGGTGGAACGCCTGCAAGACAGTGACCTGCCGAGGAGTCAACTCGTCAAGCAACTCCTCCCACTTCGCTAACCGACGATCCGCCGCCGCAAGTCGCATGACCCACAACACCAGATCGTCGGCAGCTAGTTTTTTGCGGCCTTCTCCACTGAGCCGGGGGCCGACACCTTGAGCACCGCGTCGGCGATCTCCTTGACCACATCCACGGGGATGTCTCCGATGGCGTCTTCATCAGGAGCGAACACTGGCGCGCCGGACTCATCCACGACGCAGGTCGAGACCAGGTAACGAAGACTCGATTGCTCGTTGGCCTTCGCCGCCTCATCGAACGCGAGGGCCTCTCGGATCGTCAGCGACCGCACATAGACCGCTTCGCCGTTGATCTCGACCCGCTTCGGCACCCGCTTCAGGAGGGCTTTCCTACTCATCGTCATCACCGCTTGTTGGCATCTGGTCCCAGTTAGGACCGGGCTTGTAGTTTCCGTCCGGCAGATATCCCGTGATGATCCCCGCGTCGAACAACGGGAAGTCGTCTGGATGGATACCCGCGTTCAATCGAGCGTAGGCATGCTGAGCCTTGGCGAACTCGGCAGCAGACATTGACGCCCGCTGCTTGCATTCGTCGTCTACCGCTTCGGCAATGCCCATGCGAACCAGCATGAATGAATCAGGCCGGTCGAGGATCGCACCTTGTTTCCAGAATGTCACGGGTCGCCTCTGCCCATTACGCGGAATCACCCGCTCAACCGTCTGGGCCTGCTCCTCTTCGGATAGCACCGCAGACGGTGAGACCTCGATGTCATCTCGCAGTAGCTTGGCTTTCATTAGGTAGGCCAGCCCGGGTCGCCAGTGACGGTGTAAGTCACGCTGCCCTTGAGCCCGTCGCCCATGTCAACGGTCACGCCGAACTGCACGCCAGCCGACGTGAAGCTCTGGTTCGTCGCCGCCGTGTCGGCATAGATGATCTTCATCGCGTTCGTCGCGGGCGTGGTCACAAGATCGGTGATTGCCTGGTGGCCTGCCAACGCGGGGTCGTAGAACAACTCAGCCGACACCTCGCCGGGGTTCGAGTAGCCGGTCGGGGCGAACGTCTTGAACACAGACCCGTCGAGCGTGGTAGACTCGAAGGTCTCGGAGCCAGACCCGCTGTGCTCGATGCTCAGCAGTTGCGCGATGTCCACGAGCGAAGCACTGACGGTGTGCTGCAACTTGGTTCCCTTGCACTTGACGATGGCCACAAGCCACCTCCTTTCATGTGTGCTGGATGCGGAAAGACAACGAACGAACGTAATGCCGCTGATCGCGGCCATCCCCGAGGGTCACGATGTCATCAAGCGTGCTGTCGTGGAGCACTGCGTTGATGGTGTCGCTTGCCCCGGCTGCCCCAACGTAATCACGGAGGAACACCTCGACAGCGTTGCTCAGTGCGATTGCCCCGGGCCGACTGGTCGCGTAACTGTCGATGTCGATCTCTGACAGACGCAGCGTGCCGCCTGTGCCGTCGAGTCGCTTGTAGGGGTCGTGGCCCGTCTGCGTGATGATGATGAACGGAGGCTTGACGCCCTCAGCCGGATTGTCGAGGAACACCGCAGGGAACGACACGCCGCCGACAGTCTGCGCCGGTGCCAACGTCGTGATAGACGACTGAGCCAGGAGCAGCGTGCGAAGACCGGTTTCAATCGCCACTCTTCTTCGCCTCCTGTGCCACCGCCTTATCAATGCCTTCTTGAATCGCCATCTTGAAGACGTTCATCATCTCGGTTTGCGATCCCTTCCACCCGTTGATAACCGCGTCGGGAATCATGCGTGGCATGGCACCGAGGAATCGATTCTTCGAGTCGGTACGATCTGCCGTCCCCAAGACAGCCCAGTGGATGTTGGCCGCTGCAATGCCGACGCCCTTGTTCTTGGTCTCGCCCTTGCGTGTGGTGTATGTGTTCTTGCCTGTCCGCTGTGCCTTCCGCGTCTTCTCGGTTCGCTTGCCAACGCCGAGACCAGCCTTGGCTTGCCACACCTTTTGCTTCGCCTTCGTGGAACCGACAAAGATTCCAACGAGAGGCTTCGCCCACTTCTGCATCACTGGCACTTGGGCCTTGATACCACGACGCGAGACCCGCAACGCCTTACGCAGTGCCTTCTCGATGACCCGCTGTCGCACCTTGTCATTGATGCGACCGATGGCTTTCCGCAGTGCCCTCGCCCCGCCAAGCTCCTTGGCGACTGCAAGCCCAATGGTCTGCTTGAACTTCGCGCCCGAGACCCGCTTAGCCTTGCCCCGTGCCGCAATCTGGGCCTTCGTCGGCTTCTCCCCATCGCCCCACCAGTTAGCCATCGGTCGGCACCTCGATAGCTTGGAAGCGCACCATCTCGCCGCCTTCGTCCACATCCAGCGGGGGAGACGCAATCGACAGCACACGCGAGCCGAGACGTAGCCGCTGCTTCGGGGTGAACGCCTTAGACTCTGGGTCCGCCCTCATCGTCACTTGATGCGTAATGTCCGCCGCAACCTCGACCCCGCGAAAGAACTCGCGACTTCCTCGGGTGATGAGTTCGCACCACCGCAAGCAGAACGTCTGCCAGTTGGCGTCGCTCGT